CCCGTGGGACGCGGCTAGCACAGGCAGACTGGCGACGGGAAAGAGCGTAGAGGCCGTCATGCGCGGCCTGGGGCGCAAGGTGCAGGTGGTACCGCAGAACCTCATTCATGTTGGGATCGAGGCCGTGCGTAGAATGCTCCCACTATGCTGGTTCGACATTGACAAGTGCGCGGACGGGCTCCAGGCCCTCAGGCATTACCGCTATGGCGAGATTAAGGTGCTGAGCACGCCTGACCACCGCACGCCCACCCGTGATCCGGTTCACGACTGGGCCTCACATACTGCCGACTCGCTCAGGACTGGAGCAATGGGAGTGGAGAGCGCAAACAGTGGTAGAGAAGTTGAAAGGCATGTCTCGCAGCCTATTTATCAAGGTCAAGATGGGTGGATGTCGTGATATTTTCGTGTTGCGTATTTCTTGGTGGTATGATTTCACCAGCATGAGGTGTTGAGATGGACGAAGTAGTAGAAACAGCCGCTCCCGTTGAAAGCTCCGATCCGGAGGCAGCACCCGCTCCCAGCGTTCCCGCGGTTGAACCTGCGCCCGTTTCGACAATCCAGGATACTCCTGCCGAACAGGACGCTCTCGCTGTGCCGGTCCCGGACGAAACCGTTCTGACAGGAAAGACAGTGGAGTCCGTTCAGACATACCAGCGGGCCTCCGTGACGGTGATCGACATTCTGGGCACCAACGGCGTGCATTATTTTGTCAAGGTCGCCCACAACCAGGCAGAGGTTGGCGGCACTGAAGTGTGGGGCACGGGAGTTCTGCAGGCCTGATATGTGGACAGCGCCCAAGATTCACGCGATGATGATGAAGGTTGCGCCAGCGCGGCCAGCCGCCAGCCTACGACCGGGCAAGGCAACCGCCGTGCATTCACCATCGCCGCGCGCATTTGCGGCTGAATCGCAGAGCGGTTACGGGAGAAAATGATGTCGCTAGCGGACAGCCCGAGTAAGAGATTGCTCGATGCTCCATCCGAGTTTTCCCAATCGCTGATAGATCACGTCAGCGTTTATCCCGGTTCGAGCAGCCCATTGCACAAGGTTGAGGGTCTCTCCTCTCCATGTTATTCGTCGATTGTTTCTTTTGTTGTTTGCTTGTTCGATGGGCGTAGACCACTTGCAATTTGTAGGTTCATAGTGGCCGTCATTGTTAACTCGGTTAATCGAGTGATTACGAGATGGCCTTATCCCCATATCGCTAAGAAATGCCGGGAAACTGCTCCATTCCTCACACACTCGTATTCCCCTTCCGCCATAGTCTGCATAGTCTCCCGACAAAGGATTGAAGCACCGATCTCGAATTCGACGCCATGTTCTATATTCGACCGATTTCGACATTCCGTGAATAGTTGCTCGGTCTCGGCTCAATTCTCGGCGAACGCATCCGCAGGATGTCGATGTTCCTCTTCGCAGGGCCTTGGTGTATACTTCAGCCAGTTTTCCGCATCGGCACATGCAGAGCCACTTCGTTTCATGCTTGACTGGATCGGCCTGAGAAACCACCGTCCAGAATCCAAATTTTTGGCCGGTAATATCGGTTATTTTCATATGTCAATCGTACCTGAACTGGGGGGGTAATTTCAATGGCTAAGTTGACTTCTGAAGAGCGAAACAGGCTACCGTCGAGCGATTTTGCTTTAAGCGGAAGACGCTTTCCAATGCCAGATAAAAGCCACGCAGCCAACGCGAAGGCCCGTGCCACGCAGATGGTGAAGCGTGGTAAACTCAGCCCAGCCAGCGCCGCAAAGATTCGCGCAAAAGCAGACCGCCTTTTAGGTGAGAAATAGGAGATAAACGTGGCAAATTCGCCAGTCGCAGGTCAAAATTCACTTCCACGCGCAGGATGCCATGATGCATCCATGTCCAAGGACCTTCAAGATACATTCTGCCAGGGAGCGTTTACGTCGCTCACCGGATCGGCAGACCCGCTACCGTTTCCCGGAAATGTCTCTCTCGATGGAACCGGCGTGGATAATCTCACTCTCGCCACACCGCTTCCTGGAAACCAGCCTGCCGGTGACGATGGAAAGTCTGTTTTCATCGTTGATACTGGTGGCCATGCGCACACGATCACAACCGCAGCGAACAAGATCGCCCCCTCGAAGCACATTGCCACGTTTGGCGGAACTGTCGGCAGCAATATCGAGTTGCAAGCCAGAAACGGTATTTGGTATCCCGTTGGCAGCCCACTCGGCGTGACATTCAGTTAGGAGGCGTCATGGCGACCAAGACTTTGCAGGTCACGCAAACCGGCAGCGCTATACAGGTTTCGTCTGCGGTTATCTTTGCGCGCTGGATTCTACTACAGAACACAGCGGCGGCTACGATGACAATTGGCGATGCAACCGTAACGGCAACCAAGGGATACGTAATACCAGCTACCACGGGTTCCCTTCTACTTCCAGCGCTCGCCGATGTTTCGCAGCACTACGATTTGAGCGATTTCTTTACCATCGGAACCAGCACTCAGGTTCTCAATATCGTCTACGATTCAATGACATAATGACATGTGGAGTTAATCGAAATGGCAAAGAAAGAGATTCGCCGCATGGTGATCGAGCCCGCAGAGAACGGCGGGCACACGGTTTCTCATGAATACAAGCCCATTCAGCGCGAAGGGCGTCACGGCATGAGCGAAAGTTATTTAGAACCCGAGAAACATGTCTTCGGCGCAGACGAGGGGCACGAAATGCTGGCGCATGTCGCCAACCATCTGGCGATTCCTGAGCACGAGGAATCCGAGGAAACGCCTGAGATGGAAGCGAAATCGCACCCGGCATCGTTCCTCAAGGCTGCGCTGAAGGAAAAAAAGGAAGCCTAGCCCCTCATGGCAGATGCGAACGACAGTGCGACAGTTGATTTCATGGCGACAGCCCGCAAGCGGTTTGCGGCGGCCGCCGAGGATGAGCGCGAACTGCGCGTCAAGTTCGTGCAGGATCTCAAACTGGCTTCCCCGGATGGCGATGACCAGTGGGACCCGCAGATCAAGTTGCAACGCGAGATGGCAGGCCGCCCGGCGATGGCCTTCCCGCGCTGCCATACGTTCGTTCAGCAGGTCAGCAATGAGGCCCGCCAGAATAAGCCTCAGGTTAAGTTTGCGCCGCGACTGGATGCCGACAAGGACACCGCCGAGGTCTACGAGGGCCTAGCACGGTTCATCCAGTACGAATCCAACGCGCAGATCGCCTACGAAACAGCCATCGAATACAGCGCGGGCGGTTCATTCGGCTACTACCGCTTCCTGACTGAGTATGCGGAAGACGAAGGCGACGAACTCGACCTCAAGATTCTCCCCGTCATGGACCCTATGACAGTCTATGGGATCGTTGTTCCCACCTGCTTCAATCGCAAGCCGCGTTTTGCGTTCGTAGTTGAGGAAATCCCCAAGGAAGAGTACAGGGCGCTTTACGGCGACAGCGAAATGGCTTCGCTCTCGTGGGATTCCGCTTCGCAGCGCGCAGAGGGGTGGGTCGGTTCCGACTCGGTGCGTATCGCAGAGTACTGGTGGTGCGAAGAGGTAAAGATCAAGGGAAAGCGCCCAAAAACCAAGGTTTTATTCTGCAAAATCAATGGGCTGGAAGAACTTCCTGATACGCGCACCGAATGGGCAGGTTCTGAAATACCGATTATCCCGGTTCTTGGCAAGCAGATGATTATTGAGGGCAAGCCCCGTCTGTCCTCAGTAGTTCGCTCGCAGAAATCCGCTCAGCAGATGCTGAATTACGCAAAATCGCGCGTTGCTGAGACGTTGGCGCAGTCTCCGGTGTCGCCATACATGATCGCCGAGGGCCAAGACGCTGGATACGAGAAGGAATGGGCGACGATCAATACGGTTCCGCGTCCTAGTGTGCATTTCAAAGTCGTTGATATGGCCGGTCGTCCGCTCCCTGCACCCACGCGCAACACGTTCGAGCCTCCGATTCAGTCGCTTTCTGAGTTCATCGCCCAGGAAGTGGACGATATGAAGGCCACTACGGGCATCTATGACGCATCGCTGGGCGCTAAGGGGAACGAGACTACCGGCAGGGCGATTCAGGCCCGCCAGCAGTCCTCCAACCTTACCACCATGCATTTTCTCGATAACCTGGAGCGCTCATTCCGGCAGGCGGGCGACATTATCGAGGAGATGATCCCCAAGATTTACGACACCGAGCGCGAAGTGACCATTCTCGGCCAGGACGAGAAATCCAAGGTGGTAACCATCAACGCGGAGCACACTGACGAAGCCGGAAAGTCGCATCACTACAAGATCGCCGGGAAGCGCGTGCCGCTGGTGGTCACTATGGGCCGCGCGTATGACTCGAAGCGGATGGAGACGTTCGATTTTGTACAGAATTTGATTCGCTCCGTGCCGACGATGGTCCCGATTCTCGGCGATTTGATGATGAAGAATTCGGACATGGCTGGCGCGGATGAAGCAGCCGAGCGGTTGCACAAGATGCTGCCGGCGCAGTTGCAGGACAATGAAAACGCGCTTCCGCCCCAGGCGCAGGCCGCCGTTGCGCAGGCTCACCAGCAAATGCAGGCCATGCAGGGTGAACTCGCCAAGCTGACAATGGAGAAGCAGGCCAAGCACCTTGAGCACATGGGCAAGATGGAAGAGATTGCGGCCAAGGCTCAGGCCGATATGGCGCTCGAGGACAAGAAGTTGCTGACGGCTATCACTGTCGCGGAGATAAACACCAAGGCGCAGAACGCGGCCGACCGCGAAGCAGATCGCAGGGCGCTTGAGGCGCAGTTCCACGATCAGGCGCATGATGTAGCAATGCAGGCTCAACAGCAACAGGCCGCGCAGCAGATGCAGCAACAGCAGGCTGCGGCACAGAGCCAACAGAGTTCACAAGATGCGGCGCAGCAGCAAGAGCAGCAAGTAGCACCGCAGCAAACCGCTGACCCGGCGCAAGGGGCGAATTGAGGAGAAAGATGCAGCCACATCAGCAACGCGTAGTAGACGAGAAAGCGGAATTATCCGGCAAGCTGTACAAGTTGGAAACGTTCCATGATACCGCTATTTTTGCTTCTCTACCGCCTGCTGAGCAAACGCGTCTTACGCGCCAGCTCTACATCATGAAGCTTTACGAGCAGGTTTTGTCTGAGCGCATCGCAGCGTTCTAGTAATCACCGGCGCAACCACAGAATTTTCAAGGGGAATCAACCATGGCAACAGAGACGCAAGCGGCATCGTCACCCGTCGAAGCAACAGACCCATTCAACGGGCAGTCCCCCACGCTCCACGAGTTCAATTCGTACCGTGCGACAGGGGAAGTCCCGGCCAGATTCGCACCAGCCGAAGACGCGGACCCGGAACCCGCAGATGAGACACCAGCCGAGGGCGAAGAGCCCGAAACCGCACCGGAAACGGCACCGGAAGACGATCAGGAGCCGCCCGAGGGCATTGGCAACAAGGCCCGCAGGCGATTCGAGAAGTTGCTCGCTGAAAACAAGGCACTCAAGGCAGCACAGCAGGCCAAACCAGACGTTACCCCGGTCCCGTCTCCCGCGCCGCAAGCCGCCCAGGTTGCCCCGACAAGTCCAGAGCCGACCGTGAACGACACGAAAGATGATGGAACGCTGAAATATGCGGACTATGCTGATTTCGTGAAGGCATTGGGCCGGTGGTCAGCCGAGCAAACTCTCCACGAAGCGCATCAGCGCGAAGTTCAGCAGAGGCAAGTCAGCCAGGTACAGGAAAACGTCGAAGATGCCCGCAAACGGTACGGCACCGAGTTTGACTCGGTGATCGAGCCCACTGCAGCAACCATTATGGGAGACAAAACCATTCCCATGCAGGTCAAGCAGATGCTGTCAGAATCAGACGTGCTTCCAGAGTTGATTTACACGATTGGGACGGACCAGAAAACCATGAAGGAACTGGAACGACTTTCGCGTGTGAATCCATCGCAGGCGATTCGTTACATCGCAACTCTCGAAGCTGGTATCCGACTTGAACTTGCTGCCGAACCGAACGCTGCCGCTACTCCTGAGCCGAAGAAAACCGCCGCCCCGAAACCGCCGTCCCCTGTAAATGGGGCGAGTTCCAGGGCCTTTGACGTGAGCGACGAAAGCCTTTCCCCGGACGACTGGGCGCGTAAGCGCAACCAGCAACTCGCCAGTAGAAGGTAATCGAGCACTCAGGAGAATTAATCATGGCTAATAGCCTCCTTTCACCGACCATCATTACTCGTGAAGCACTTCGAATTTTGCACGCCAACCTGAATTTCATTGAGAACTGCGACAAGCAGTATGACAAGCAGTTCGCCAACAGCGGAGCCTCGCCTTCAGGCAAGATCGGCCCCTCGCTGACCATCCGTATGCCGAACCAGTACACGGTTCGCACCGGCTCGGTCATCAGCGTTCAGGACACCACCGAAACCAGCCAAGTGCTCACCGTTTCTACGCAGAAGGGCGTGGACACCAACTTTACCTCCGCAGATCTCTCCCTCACCATCGATGAGTTCAGCGAGCGCTACCTGAAGCCCGCCATGTCGGTTCTGGCATCGAATATCGAAGCTGATGCATTGAGCATGATGCTGAACGTCTACAACGCCATCGACGACAACGCCAACACGCTCACCTACAAGGACATTGCCCTGGGTCGCCGGATGCTCAACCAGAACCTTGCGCCGGATGAGGGCGAGCGGGTAGGCATTCTGACTTCGCAGCATGTGCCCAGCTTCCTCGACGGGATCAAGGGACTGTTCAACCCGCAGGAAAGCATTTCGCGTCCGTACCTTACCGGAAAAATCGGCAAGGTGAGCGGGATGAACACCTACGAGAACACGATCATCCCCAACTTCCAGAGCGGCACGGCGGCGGCCGCCACCGGCTACACCGCAACATTGGCAAGCGGCAGCGCCACGGCGACACTCGCCGCGGGTTCAGCTACATTCACGGCTGGCGATATCGTCACATTCGCCGGCATTTACGCCGTCC